GTCGTAGTTGCTGCACCATGCATGATATGGGCTCGTTTGTCTCCAAGCATCGTTTAGGCCTAAGAAGGCTTCAGCAAGATTGTCGAAGAACTGCTTATGGGTGTCTTGGACACCTTTTAGATGGTTCACATCCGAGCTCATACTTTCTACCAATTGAACACAATTAGTCACGTCAGTTGTTAATTGACCCATTTTCTTTTCAACTTCATCCATCCTCGTACTGAGTTTAGTTAAAGAAGAATCGAAAGATTGGACTAGCTTCTTTGCTTCTGCAGAATCTGCAAGAGCAGTTTTGGCTTCGAGACCAACCGTGTTCAATTCAGTTACCGCAGTATCAAGCTTTTGGCCTAACTGCGTTAGCTGCCGGTTCACATTTGCCCATTCCTGAGAAGCCTCTGGAACTTTAAGGGCATCTAATGTCCGGTATAAAGTTGATTTGGTATCATCAATCAACTTGCCGATCTTCGTTTCCGAAGATTGTTCAACGCGGATGCCATATACATCAAGATATATATTTTTGGCAACCTCGAATGAACGAGCGAACAGCGGAGCCAATCTCACCCTAAGGTCAGACGGGAACGTTTGTTCGTTCATGCGAGCGACGAGCTTTCCAACGAATTCGTTGTAATACTCCTCGCCCCAAAGCACAGCCTCGTTGAGCTGCGCAGCTATCATGTTGTAAACAACATCTAGCTTTCCCCAATCGGTCTCAGTCCAGTTGAAACATTGCTGAATCGAACTCTTCTCGAGAGGGGCAACGGCGAAGCCTTCCAGTTTGTGGAAGCGACGTTTCAAGAACGTCGTTTCCTCTAGCTTCACGAACGGGGGAACTGGTCCCTCGAACTTTAAGCCTGGTGTCACAACATGGCCTATTTTCGCTAGTTCTTCTTGAATTACATTGAAGTTGAACCTATCGGCCACCTCGGGGGTGAAGGTGATGACAATGTCGTCACCAAAACTCACGAAGCGGACGTTTTCGCGGAAATAAGCCAGGTCTGGCTTTACAGTTTTGAAGAAAACATAAATCAATTGAAATTTGTTAACTTCACTGTTTTGCGGAGTTGTATCCGCAGTTCCACTCTTGTTAGAATGTTCAGTCTGATATACACTATCATAGTCAACCATGATGGTGTTAATATCAGTCTCAGAAGCTACATATCTAGCTGTAGATAAGTGATCTGGGCTGCAGGCGTCGATGACGTCAATACGGCAACGAGCTGCCAACCTTTGAAAGATTGACTGCAAGTGCTTATCGTAATTGGCGAAATCGGCGTCGGTGGCGCAGGGGACTCGTCTAAGTAGCGATATAGCTCATCCCATTCCACAGA